CCAGGAGATGGTTATACATCTGCGCCTACCGTTACAATCGACTATTCACCTAAGGACAATAGAGCAGAGGTCAAGTCTTGGAATAGTTCTACAAGAGAACTACAAGTCATCAACAGAACTGGAGTATTCACTACTGCAGAGACTGTTACTGGTCTCACGTCAGGTGCAAAGTGGAGTCCTGAGTCTTATGATCAGACACTAGCACTAAATAATACTAACTCAACGTATGATCAAAGTTATACCATTGAATCTGAATCCGATGATATTCTTGATTTTACTGAAATAAATCCTTTTGGTGAATTCTAATGTTAGGAACTTATTACTACCACGAAATATTACGAAAAACTGTTGTTGGATTTGGTACTTTATTCAACAATATTGAACTAAAGCATTATGATGCATCTGGTAATATTGTAGAGGCACTTAAGGTTCCTCTATCATATGGTCCTACCCAAAAGTTTTTAGCTAGGATTCAGCAGCAAGCAGATCTAACTGCTAGAGATGTTGCTATTACTTTACCTAGAATGTCTTTTGAGATTACTGGTCTTCAGTATGACCAATCAAGAAAGGCATCTCCACTGAAGTACACTTCTTCAGATAGCTCTGCAACAACTAAGATAAAGCAGTATTTACCTGTACCATATAATGTCTCTTTTGAGTTATCAATTTACTCAAAAAATCAAGACGATGGTCTGCAAATTATTGAGCAAATTTTACCATACTTTCAACCATCTTTCAATATTACTTTGAAGATGGTCCCCGATATTGATGAAAAGCGTGACGTGGCAATTGTTCTCAATAACATTGGATATAGAGATGAGTATGAAGGTAATTTTGAAAAACGACAGGTAATTGTATGGACTTTACAATTTACTGCAAAGACATATCTCTTTGGTCCTACATCAGACAGTTCTGTTATCAGATCTGCTATTGCGAGTATCTATGGAGATACAGATCAAGCAACAGCAAGAAGGGAAGTCACATATACTGTTGTTCCTAGAGCAACAACAGATCAGAATAGTGATGGTGTTGTTAATCAGATTGATACTCAACTACTGGAAGATTTTGATGATCAGGACTTTGGATTTAGTACATCTGCCACTTACAATGGATTCTAAACATGCAAAATTTCGATGATATTAATAATACATTTGATGTAGATGGAGAGATTATCTCTACTACAAAATCCGAGATGATCAAACCAGAACAAAAAGATGAAGTTAATAAAGATTATGAATACACTCGGGGAAATCTATATTCATTGATTGAGAAAGGTCAAGAAGCGGTTGATGGTATTCTTGAGTTAGCGCAAGAATCAGAATCACCAAGAGCGTATGAAGTTGCTGGTCAGTTGATCAAGAGTGTATCTGATGCAACGGATAAACTAATTGATTTACAAAAGAAAATGAAAGATTTGGGTGAAGATAAATCTGGTCCAACTCATGTAACTAATAATGCACTGTTTGTTGGTAGCACCGCTGAACTCCAGAAGATGCTCAAGCAAACAGTAAAAGATATTAACAATAAATAATAGAAAACAGTTAGTTTGATGGACAATCCACTACATCAGGATTTAGTATCTCTTATTGAAAAGAGAATCCAATCTAATGGATATGTTTTCACGGTGGAATTTATTTACCGTGGAAAAAGGAAGTACACTCAGTTATTCTATTCTCAGGGTGGATCTGTAAACAGAGCAATGATTGAGGATGATCTAAAGAAGATTTATCCAGAAGCATCTTTGGTTATTTTTAGAAAGTCTGAGTTTGCTCCTGGCAATCCTTTAATTATTATGAGAGAGGAAAAAGAATGTGGTGAGAAGTATTGTCGCTTGTGTGAGAAGCGCGAGAAGCGTTCTAAATGCGCTTATGGTGGTGCGATGTGGGATCGCTACACAGTAGACGATGTAGACGATTCTGAGCGGGCTGAGGCAGCATCAGAGTCTGGCATCACAGAAGGTGCAGCATGGACAAAGAAATCAGGAAAGAATAAAGAGGGTGGTCTCAATGAGAAGGGACGTAAGTCCTACGAAAGAGAAAATCCTGGTTCTGATCTAAAAGCACCTTCAAAGGAAGTTGGCAATCCTCGTCGTAAATCTTTCTGCGCCAGAATGTCTGGTATGAAGAAGAAACTTACTTCTTCAAAAACTGCTAACGATCCCGATAGCAGAATCAATAAGTCCCTTAGAGCTTGGAATTGTTAATAAGGAGGTAAGTCATGGCACAATGGAACAAAGACGCTCAAGCATATAGAGCACAGGACACAACAAACTTTGAAGTTGTGATGCTTGCCGATGAAAACGGCAATCCACTCAACAGTTATGGTGCTGCGGCTAACATTCCTATTGCTGCTGGACTGTTAGACGGATATTCACACATCAATAAGTTTGGATATAGAACATCATTTGCTTCTACATATCAAGCAATCTGGGACGGAACTACAGCATATCCATATATTGGAACTGCTGGACCAGCAACAGTAACTTCAGGAAGTGGTAGTGATGCTGGTGCTGTAATCACGGTATCTGGATTGGATGAAAATTATAATGATGTTTCAGAAGACCTCACTATTGGAACACCTGGAGCAGTAAATTTTATTCGTATCTTTAGAGCATTTGTAAAGACACCAGCAGCAGGACAAACAACAAATGTAGGTCAGATTTCCGTATCAGTTGATAGTGCTGATAGAGCATTTATTTTAGCAGGAGCAGGACAAACGCTAATGTCAGTTTATACCGTTCCTGCTGGCAAAACTGCCTACCTTATGAAACTCCAATGTTCTGTTGATAAGCAGAAAGATTGTATCTTTAGATTTGTAGTAAGACCTTTTGGTGGAGCATTCAACACCAAAGCACAACTAGGAACATTTGCTACACCTATGAATTATGACTACCCAGTTCCTTTGAGGTTTGAAGAAAAAACTGATTTAGAAGTTCAAGCAATCTCTGGTAATACTATGGGTGGTGGTGCTACTTTTGATTTGATCCTTGTAGATAACTAAAATGGCAAACACTAACTACGTCAGACGCGACACTAACAACGATCCAGATGATCCTCAACCAGGATTTACAACTGTTAATCAGTTTTCTGGTACTGAGGGTTGGAGCACTGTGACTTACAGAGATTATAATGCAGATTACGTTCCAAGAAATAAAGATAATACTGTGAGAACTCCTGGCACATACCAGGCAAGAAATTCAGACAACAGCCCCAGAACTCCACAACCATATCAAAGACACGATAAGGACAACAACCCAATTACTACTTGATTTTTTATTTTTATGACTGATGGAATATATCTTGGTAATCCCAATCTAAAAAAAGCAAATGTCCAGATTGATTGGACGCCAGAAAAGATTGAAGAGTTTATCAAATGCAAAAGCGATCCAGTTTATTTTGCACTAAACTATATTAAAATTGTTTCTCTTGATGAAGGTCTTGTTCCTTTCAAGATGTATCCTTTTCAGGAAAAACTTGTAAACAATTTTCACAACAACAGATTCAACATCTGCAAGATGCCACGCCAGACGGGTAAGTCTACAACGTGTGTGTCTTATCTTCTACATTATATTGTTTTCAATGATAATGTTAATGTAGCAATCCTTGCTAACAAAGCATCTACTGCTAGGGATCTTCTCGGTAGGTTACAACTTGCATACGAAAACTTGCCAAAGTGGATGCAGCAGGGTATTCTAGTATATAATAAAGGCTCCATGGAGTTGGAGAATGGATCAAAAATTATCGCCGCATCTACTTCTGCATCTGCTGTCCGTGGTGGCTCCTATAATGTCATCTTTTTGGACGAGTTCGCATTCATCCCGAATCACATTGCTGATGACTTCTTTGCCAGTGTTTATCCTACTATCTCGTCAGGTAAGTCTACAAAGGTAATTATTGTTTCTACCCCCAAGGGTATGAATCACTTCTACCGCATGTGGCACGATGCGGAAAGAGGAAAGAATGAGTATGTCCCTACCGATGTTCATTGGTCTGAAGTCCCAGGTAGAGATGATGTATGGAAAGAACAAACGATTGCTAACACATCTGAGACACAATTCAAAGCAGAGTTTGAATGTGAGTTTCTAGGATCTGTTGATACTCTTATCAGTGCAGCAAAACTAAAATCACTAGTATACGAATCACCCAAGAAGAGAAACAAAGGGTTTGATGTATACGAAGATCCACAGAAAGACAGGGATTATGTAATCACTGTTGACGTAGCGCGGGGTGTCGGTATCGACTACTCCGCATTTGTTGTGGTTGATATTACTTCTTACCCACATAAGATTGTGGCAAAGTATAGGAACAATGAAGTAAAGCCAATGTTGTTCCCAAGCATCATATATGATGTCGCAAGAGCATACAACAACTCATGGGTATTGTGTGAGGTAAATGATATTGGAGATCAAGTTGCATCCATTCTTAATTTTGATTTGGAATATGAAAACGTTCTGATGTGTGCAATGCGCGGACGTGCAGGACAGATTGTAGGTCAAGGATTTTCTGGTACTAAGACACAGTTAGGTGTCAAGATGTCAAAGGCAGTGAAGAAGGTTGGTTGCTCAAATCTAAAAACATTGATTGAGGAAGATAAACTTTTCTTCAATGATTATGAAATCATCAGTGAGTTGACGACATTTATTCAAAAGCACAATTCCTTTGAGGCGGAAGAAGGATGTAATGATGACCTTGCAATGTGTTTGGTTATTTACTCTTGGTTAGTTGCTCAAGATTATTTTAAGGAACTAACAGATCAAGACGTTAGGCAACGTTTATATGATGAGCAGAAGAATCAACTAGAACAAGATATGGCACCTTTTGGATTTATTCTAGATGGTACAGAGGAAGACTCTTTTGTTGATGCCAATGGCGATAGATGGCACACAGATGAATATGGTGACATGGCACACATGTGGGAATATCGCTAAGAAGCTGCAAATTATAAATATTTTTAGATTATCAATCATGACACTTCTTAGGGAGACAAAAAAATGGTAACTAAGTTAGCTTCTCCAGGCGTATTAGTTCAGGAGAAAGATTTTACAAGAGGTGGGATTGATCCTTCATTCATTAACTTTGGCGCTATCGCAGGTGTTTTTGAGAAGGGTCCTATCGGTGTTCCTACACTGGTAACCACAGAATCTGAGCTTCTGGATATCTTCGGAAAACCAAATGATAGCAACTACGAGTATTGGTTCTCAGTTTCAAACTACTTAGAGTACGGCGGAATTGCTTACGTAATCAGAGTAGAAGACGCATCACAAAAGAACGCAGTAACCGATTCTCAAACAGCTGAACTAATCAGATCTTTTGAGCATTGGGAAGATACGGTTTCATCTGGAGCAGGAACTTATAAGTTTGCTTCTAGAACTGCAGGTACATTAGGAAATAGTCTTGGTGTTTCTGTTATTGACAGAGGTGCAGATCAACTATTAACGGTAACTGGAACTAGTTTGTCCTTTACTGTTGGAGATACTATTGAAGATCTTTTAGTGTTGGGTGTGGGCACCACCACTGGATTTGCTGATGGAAATTCTCTGTATGTCGGAACTCAGCAAATTGGTACAATTTCTAGTATTGATGAAGCAAGATCAGAACTGAGAGTATTCAGCAATGGTCAAACAGTTTCTGTTGGAGATGATCTCTCAACAGCATCTGGTGGAGCAGTTGTTGCAAGTGTCACTGCATCAACTCCAGTTTCTATGCAAGTATATTCTTGGGATGCTGCTAATAGCGTTCTTGGAGTTATCTCCAACGTATATCCTGCACTACCAGTTATTGCTGGTGACGAATTTGTTGATGCTACGACTAATACTGCAACGGTTTCCGCTGCTAATGACTGGTATGATTCTCAGGACGTATACACTGGACAAAAGTGGTACTCTATTGCTGGAAAACCAGGAACCTCACAATACGCTGCAGATAAGTATGCACGTTATGATGAGATGCACGTCGTTGTTTATGATAGAGACGGAAAAATTTCAGGAACACCTGGATCAATTTTAGAAACTTTCCTGAATGTTTCTAAGATCTCTGGAGCAAAAACTCCACAAGGAGAAAACAACTATTATGTAGATGCAATCAAGGCAAACTCTGATTACATTTACGCTAAGTCAACTACCTACACTGTAGTTGATTACTCTGCTGGAACTGGAAACGCAGATACAAATGGTGAGATCGGTTCTACCGATGAAGGAACATCTTCAGCAACTCTATCATATGATTTGATTGGAGCACAAGCATTTACTTTTGCTGGTGGTGCTGATGATCAATCACCTTCAGTTGGTGAAGTTCTGACAGCATATAATGAGTTTGAAGATACTGAAGAAATTGATATTGATTTTGTTATCCAAGGTCCAGCAGGAGGAAGCTTCCAAGATGCAGTCACCAAGGCAAAGGCTTTGATTGCACTTGTTGATGCTAGAAAAGATTGTATGGCATTTATCTCACCATACAGATCCGCAGTGGTAGGTATTTCAAATGCTACTACTCAATTAAATAATATTACATCATTCTTCAATCAGTTAGGAAGTTCTTCTTATACTGTATTTGATAGTGGTTACAAGTACATGTATGACCGCTTCAACGATGTATATCGTTACGTTCCTCTGAACGCAGACCTTGCTGGTCTGATGGTCAATACATCCAACGTTGCAGATCCTTGGTTCTCACCTGCTGGTCTGAACAGAGGAAATGTACGCAATGCTGTCAAACTTGCATTCAATCCTAAGAAGTCTCAAAGAGACACACTATATACTTCTAGAATCAACCCAGTTGCTTCTTTCCCTGGTGAAGGAACAGTTCTCTTTGGAGATAAGACTGCACTTTCAGTCAAGAGTGCATTTGATAGAATCAACGTTCGTAAATTGTTCTTGGTTGTTGAAAAGGCAATCGCAAGAGCAGCAAGAGCGCAACTCTTTGAATTCAACGACGTTGTAACTAGAACACTGTTTACTCAAATCGTGGATCCTTATCTCCGCGATGTTCAATCCAGAAGAGGAATCACTGATTATCTGGTTGTTTGTGATGAGTCAAATAACCCAGCATCGGTTGTTGACTCTAATGAATTTAGAGCAGATATCTATATCAAACCAGCACGTTCTATCAACTTTATTACTCTGACATTTGTTGCAACTAGAACGGGAGTTAGCTTCGATGAAGTTATCGCACTGAACCGAGGCGCTTGATAGTAATTCTCATAAATCATTCTAATTAACATCGGAGAAAAACAATGGCAGAAGTTACAAGAGGCGCGGCTAACGTCAATATCAATAAATTCAAAGAAAGATTGAGAGGTGGTGGCGCCAGACCAAACCTGTTTGAGGTTGTCCTAGATCTTCCTCAAGGTGTGGGCATTCAGTCCGCAGCAGAAGTTCAAAGAAGTGCAAGATTCCTTGTAAAGGCAGCAGCACTTCCTGCTTCTAACCTTGGTGTTGTTGAAGTTCCTTTTAGAGGTCGTCAGCTCAAAGTTGCTGGTGATAGAACCTTTGATACTTGGACTGTTACCGTCATCAATGATACGGACTTCAGAATTCGTTCCGCAATGGAGGCATGGTCCAACTCAATCAACAACAACTACACCAACATCGGTGTACAGGATCCAGCATCATATCAAAGTGATGCATTTGTTTATCAACTTGATAGACAA